AATAAGTTCACCCAATGCGGCAGCATTAGCATCATTTGTGACAGCGACAGGAAGATTAAAAGCCAGTTACGCTTCATGGTTGCGTTCCTCACGTGAGTTTGATATGGAAATTGGAGGTGTTACGCACTACGAACTTGCACCCAAACGGGTGCGGATTTGGGGTCGACCCTTGAGGGCAGACTGGAGGACGGCGTTGGATTCGATACCCACCGTGAACGCCTCCAGTTTCATCCCCGCGTCCTTCGCGATCTTGTCCCACACGCCCTTCGGGTAGTCCAACATCACCCCCTCTTTCAACCGACCGACCGGTTTGGTCACTTTACGAAGCATGATAAATCACCCCTTACAGTGTGGTAGTGATACCGTAGCAGAGCTCACGTGCAACCACCTTCTCATCTTCGTAGTACCCGACCTCGACAATTTCCACTTTCTTGCCCGGATCTGGATCGTCATACACGCGCACGCCCCACGGTGCTGGGAGCTCAGGATTGAGCCAGCGGAAACCCAGACCGAACGTCGCAGTCCGCATCCCGGTAGCAACCGGAGCGACATGGGCAAGCAGGCAGGTATTACCCCAGATGTTGACGAGTGAAGCTGTGGCGTTTTCCAGTGCTGCGTTACGGATGGAATCCGATACCAGAATCCGATCCACCTGAAACACCGCTTTCAACTCCGCGTCATTCACCAGCCCGCCCTGTGTGTACTTGTACATATCGAGCAGCACCGGGTGACGCCGAACGATCTGGTACGTATCGTGATCCATCAACGCGAGGTTGGCGCGCAGCCCAGTATTCTGACGGATAAAGGCGTGCCCCGTGGTAACGTCCGCGACCGGGTCGGAGCTCACGTAATTGCTCCAACGATTTCCGCCCGCAAGCACCACACCTGATCCGATATTGGTAATGGACGTAACCAGATTGGCGATCCGCAGTTCCTTACCGCGCATCAGCATATCAACCACAAACCGCGTGGTGCGAGCGCGCAGTTGAATCGGATCGTCAGCGTTAGCGATTGCCTCTTTCGAGTTATCGCCCGCCAGCGCGTGGTTATCCGCGAAGTACCCGTCACTGGAAACCGCGAACTCAACCCGCGTCGGAGCTGTTTTCGGTGAACGGAACGTAGAGGTTGGCACCCGCAACCAGGTGTTCTTGTCGATGGTGTAGTACCGATCGCTCTGCTTCCGCACGTCCACGGTGGGAAACAGTTGCGCGCCGATAAAGTTACCGGTCGCAAACGCCTCCACCGCGATGTTGCTCAACGGAACGTCGATGTGCACATCCCGCGCGGTCAACCACAGCGCAAGTGCGCTCTCCGCATAGGCCGAGGCGAACAGCGCCAACAGTTTGAAGAGTTTCTTGATCATTTCATTCTCCTTTATGAAGCTCTCGTTACGCCGCGCCAGACCAGCGCACCGGGTGAAACAGCATCGCGGTAATCACATCACCATCCGCCCCAGAAGCCTCCAGCGCACGGCCGCAAGCCATATCACCAGAGGTCACCGCAGCAGCCCGCCCAGAGGTGTCACACGTGATGAGCTGGTTGACGGTTATTGCCGCACCGGCTACAACTTTTGACAATCCTGCAACCGCGATTGTCATTGCCTCGTCCACATCTGGGTTGTTTTGCATCACACCCAGTACCGCTGTGGAGGTCGGGTTTGCCGCCATGTTGGCGCGGTATGCCCCGGTGGCCTGGACAAAAATGTACTTCGTGGCACTGAGTGATGTGTAACTCGAATTGCTGCGGTAGCCAGGCAGTTTCAACTGGTCACCGAACTCCGCCCACAACGCCAGACGCTGCGCCGCGTATTGCGCGAACGGCGCGAGAATCGCTTTCAAAAAGGTTTTGATCATCTCTGCTCTCCTTCTCTGCTGTTATCCGTTACTGCGCACGGCCGAGACCGTCACGCCACCGCTGATCGAGCTCGGGATCCGCTGCCAGCACCGCCACCATAGCCTCCTCGTACGTTTTGACCGTGGGGTGCTCGGTGCGGTATTTGGTCACGCGCTTGTTGATTTCCTGACCAGCATCCTCGACCACCACTCCGTCCTCACGCACCTTCTGCCCAGAGTAGGCCAGCGCCTTGAACAGTTTCTCGGACTGGGCGTTGATCTGCCCCACCATCCCGTCCACCACCTCGACGAGCGTCTTGTCCGCAGCGGTCGGCTTCCCATCCTTGTCCTTCGAGTACACTTTAATGGTCGCCGCACTGTGCTCCAGCGCGTACGCATACAGCGAGCTCAGACCCTCGCGGAAGGCGGGGATTTGACAGGCTTTAACGTGATCGCCGACTTCCCGCTCACGCCGTTCCTTCTCGATGATCGCGGTGCGCTCGGACAACGCCTTAATCTGCTTCTGGCTCTCGGCATTGGCCGCTTTGGCCTCTTCCAGTTGCTCCTGCAATTCCGCAACAGCAGCATCGGACGCGCCAGTGTGATCGTCATCTGCGGCTTCGAGTTCCGCGATCTTGTCACTGATCTCGTCAGCCTGCGCCGCCAACTGCTTGTACTCCTCGTCTTCCATCATATCCTCATCTTCCATCTTGCCTTTTTTCTTTTTCATCTCAGACATCTTCTTGCCGAAGTCATCCACTTGGGCTTTCAGCGCCTTGATCTGTTCTGCGTTCTTCGCCATGTCATACTCCTTGATCAAAGTTACAAGTCCTGCCACTCGTTCCGCTAGCACATCAACCATCGACTGCGACGGAACATCCAACGCCTGCTCGTACGCGGACACACTGGTGGCTTCCGCAAACTGCATCTTGTGCAGCGGTACCAAATTTGCCACCGCAGGAACTTCCGCCCCGAGCAGTGCCACCGCTTTCAGGGCACGGCGGTAATCTTTTCCGCCCCGCTTCAAATTGAAGTAGATCTCACTCGAAATGTTGTTGTATGCACGCTTCCTGATGGCATCCACCACAGAGTCGTGCATATCAGTGAAGTCAGCGTAGAGCTTATTTCCCAGACGCCGTAAATTCTTCACCCATCCGTAAGATGGGGCACCTGGAGTGTCTTTCGTATGGCCAATTTTGATTGCGGGCTGATAATCCAGTTCCTTGAACGCACCCACAATATCGTCCAAGTCCTGTTCCGTGTATTCGTCACCGTTATGGGTTCCGGAACTGAAGATCTCCACACCCTTAATGAAGTTGGAGTAGGCTTTCACATGCTCATCATCAGCAGAATTCTTCGTGGCCTTCATCTTGGCCATCATGGCGTCGTGCATGCCCTTGAGCTCTTCCTCAGTAGCATCTGGGTGCTCTTTGCGAAGTTTGGCAAGCATCGCCTTCATGTCCTCGCCCTCGTGCAGGGCGTGATCCTTCTCCGCAGGCCACTTACCCACACAGTGCTTGTGCAACGCGGCACAGAAGGACTTCTCGTCGTCGATGCCTTCTTTACCAGCCATTGTCTCAGCACAGCGGGTGAAGAATCCCTCGTCCGTGCCGAACTTATCACACAGACCTTGGGAAAAGCCTGCGAAAAGTTTCAGCATCGTTTCATTTTCGGGGAGGACGTTGCCGAGCTCGTCAGCTGTGAGCTTGAGCTCTTTGATACGCGCCAGTTGCATCTTGTCCGCACAGGACGGACAGATTTCACGCACCTGGTCACGCGATAGGGAGTAGACCTTGCTGCTCATGGATACCGTTATAAACGGGTATCCATAAAAGGCAAAATGCTTGCCTTAGCGCTCTGATGAACTAAGTGATACCCTGCCGACGACGTAACTGTTTGATTTCAGCCGCTTTTTTAGCTTGGGCACTACGTTGTTCCTGGGTCATCGACAATGCACGTGCCCGTCCACCGGCAGGAGCAGCTTTAACCGCTTGTGCTTTGCGCTGTTCCGGTGACATAGCTGCGGCGCGTGCCTTACCCCCGAGGGAACCTAACGCGACCGCCGCTGGATTCTTCCCCCACCAAGTGATCCCACAATGTTGATAATTCAATCGACCGCTCGCAGAACCCACACCAATCGGTTCTACCTCAGCCCCGCACTTCGAGCACTTACTCTTTTCGTAGCCGTTGTTAATGTGTGCTTCTACCATACTGCCTCACAAACTCATCCACCACGGGCGATTCCGCAACCACATCTCGTGCCCAAATTGCCAAGAGCTTTCATGTATCTCTCCTCGGAGATCTTCTTTACCAAGTAATGCTTTTTCAACCGCTGACTCCGATTCTGCTTGAATTAATGTGATCGAAGGCTGATGAAAGTACCATCCTTCATACACGGGAACGATTGCCGCTAATCGCCACTGCTCGTACGTCTCCGGTGCTGGTGCATAAATTTCAGCAGGTTCGAAAAAGTCAAACAGCATACGCTGTGGAAACAACGATCCAAGCGTTGCCTTCTGACTGCCGAGAATAGAAAGAGCACTCACTGCAAAAATTCTTTCTCCATTGAATCTGCTAGCTGCCGTAGAAACTCAACCGTAGCGCGGCGGAACTCAGACGAGTTATCATCATCTATGTGCCGCGCGATCCAACACCCCATCTGTAAACAAGCCGCAGAGGCAAGCACGGCGTCATCCCCATTGAATAGTTTCTGCAACGTTTCCACTCGAAGCGTTACCTCCTCCATCGAGTTCATATTATTTCCCGCACCACTACACTGAGCCTGTGGTTGTCTGGTTCTGAAAACTGATTTATCTCTACCACCATAAACTCCCGCCCACCAAAATGAACAGGGAGGTTGTCCTGAAATTGCCGGAACAACTTATCCTCATCAACTTTGCCTGAGAATGACGGGCGTTCCTGCTCGGCAAAGATAAAATCAGCGTTGATCATACGACAACCTTTTCCTTACTCTGCGCCCGCTGTTCGTACCCCGGTATGTCCAGCGTCTGATGGCACGTAGGGCATAGCTTGTAGGGCGCGGTGCGGTGAACGGTCTCGTCAAAAGTTTCTATACTGCCAAACCCCCCCCCCCCATCCCCGTCAAAGCAACACGCACTCATCCGCCCATCTGCCAACACAAACACCCGCCCGTGTGATACCCACGGGCAATGTATCGCGCCTACGCTCACATGCCACTTCACCTGCCCTGCCCAATCCACCGCGTGCGTAGCAGCATCTGACCCGATCCACGCCACCAACCCGTACCGTTTCAGTATCTCAATTGCAGGCCCGGCTTTTTCTGGCCGGTGAAGGGATACACCGATCTTAGGCTTGAATGGAGCAATCGCAGCGGCCAGTTCCTCTGTAACCTCCAATCCATTAGTGGCAAACCCCCCGTCTCCCTCATTACCCAACGCCCGCCGTGCCATCCCAACGTACTCGGCAAAACGCGGATGCAGTGTGCTTTCCCCTATCCCGCAAAGATTGAACTCACGCTGTGTACCGCGTTGTACATAAATTTTGGCGTGGTGTAGACACGCGAGGAAAGTTTCATGAGACATGTCCATCTTAGGGCGCGGCATGATTGGATGAACACAATATACACAGCGCAAATTACATCTGGAAGTCAATTCAACCTGATGAATAGCCGTTACGGGGAAGGTAGGTGTGATCATATCACGGTACCGTAAAGCTGCACGTTTTGCACAAACCGAATGGGCGCATGGGCACATCGGGTGGTTCATCCCACACCGTCCCACTCACCCCACTGCCGTCCGCGTCCACGCAGCACTGCGTTATTCGCCCGTCCACCAGCACCACCGCCCACCCAATCCGCAAATAATCACACACAGCGGGCGGATGGCTGTTGTACCACTTCACCTGTCCTGCCCAGTCCATTGCGGACGTGGCGGCGGAGGCGTTCACGCCCGCGAGCAGCCCGCGTCGCTTTGCTATCTCCACTGCTAACCCTGCCTTTTCCGGCCGGTGCAGGGACACAAACACACGTGGGTTGTACGGCAGCAAAGCCACTGCCAATTCCTCGGTAAACAGCAATCCGTTGGTGCTTATCGTTATCTGTCGCTGTGGTCCAAGAACCTCACGCAACCGTGCCACCGCTTCCACCAATCTGGGGTACAACGTAGGTTCTCCGATCCCAGTCAACGCCACCTCCCCCTGCGTATGGAAGTCACACAGCTTGCTGATAAAACGTAGGGATTGCTCAAACGTCTCCCATTTCATGTCCTCGTGCGGGCGTAGCTTCTTCGGGCTTGGACAGTATCGACAACGCAAATTGCAGCGCGTGGTGAGCTCGATAATATGAATCTCCCGTATCGGGCGCGGGTAGGGGGAGAACTTCTCGGCAGGCAACAATGGTAGTACAACAGCAGTCATTTACTTTTCCTTTTTCACAAGGTTTACATCAACATCTGGCCTTTCCGCATTCTTCCCTACATCCTGAGCATGGCCTCCACTATAACCATACCCTTTGTACTCACGACGGAGACGATCAGCAATCTTCCGCCAGCACTCACCCGTCTCAATCGCAGTACTGGTTGCTACATTCCTAATTATCTGTTCACGAGTCCACTTGATCTTCATCTGACCACCACCAATTCCGGAACACGTTCGTCTATTTTAGTAACCACTTTTTCCTCTTCGTCTGGAACATCTAACCCAATCCACCGTAAAGCAGTAATGATCAATACCCGTTTCCGCTGTTCTACACGGACAATGAACTCAAGACCGCCGGAAGCAAACCCTACACCAACCTGGTTCACTACATCGTCCACCCAACATACATCATCTCGAACATGACCCGCAGGATGATCATAAACTGTATAACGGTAACCATCATCAACAACAGCAGATATTTTCATTGCGACACCTGCATCACACGGTAGCGCAAATCGGTAGATGACCAGTTGTGATCTCGCTTGTTATAGTAAATCTCAATTGGCAGATCATCCCCAGTAAACCGCTTCCCTTTCCAATCCGCGCCAATTATCCGAATATCAGGTGCTATCCTAATCAACATCTCCCGCAGTCCTTGCTCCGTATCGTAGACCAGCACCTCGTCCACGTAACGGCACCCGTTAAGTCGTATCAGCCGCTCGGCCACCGTTTCCACCGGACGACTTTTCCCGGGGCGGTCGATGGAAGGATCACCATGTAGCCCAACGATCAGGTAA